CAACCACTTGACGTGTATAAAGCCACCGTGGACGAGATCAAGCGGCAAGCACGAGCTAATGGCTTCAATCAATTCCACTGGAGCTTCAGCGGTGGTGAGCCTACAGCATACAAACAGTTGAATGATCTTGTTAAACATTTGGACGAAACTGAAAGCCCTTACCAAAGTATCCATATGACTACCAATTTGAGTCCCGGTAGCAAATGGTGGAACACTTGGTGCGCCAATACCGCGTTATTACAACGCCGTAGTATTACAGCCAGCTTTCACGATGAGTTTGCCAAAGAGCAAGAGTTTGGCGACAAGTGTTTACAGTTACAATATGAACTTGTACACGTTACAATTAATCAAGTAATGGTGCCTGAAAAGTTTGACGAATTGTATGCTCGTATGGAACGATTCCACAAACGTGGAATTAACGTAACACTCAAGCCGCAAAGTGATCCTACAGCGAGTGCGGTTGTAGATGGTTATACTGAAGACATGATCAAGTTAATGCGTGAAGGTTTCCCACAACGGGCATTTGGTGAAGAAGTTTACCAAATTAGACTCAGTGACGGTAATAAGGATTACTATTTGGATCAGGCAGAAAGATTTAATGCATTTGGTTTTAACAAGTTTAAAGATTGGACTTGCAATGCAGGATATCAAAGTGTTATAATACGAGGTAACGAAGTCAAACGTGCATACAGTTGTCATGAAGCTCCGTTAGGCACGATAGACAGTTTCGAATTATTTAAAGAACCTACTCGCTGTATCACTCCTAGCTGTGTTAGTAGTGCTGACAGTAAGATACCAAAATGCATAACGATTTAATATTGTCAACTATACCCGGTTTAGTAAAGAAAAACAAATTTCTTCCAGTAAATGCTCTAGTTGGTAAAAATTGGTCAGGCACTGACACCAAAGAACTATACGAACAAAATTTAAAAACAAAACCTGCAGACTGGTACTACAGGAATAACCAAGTCCGTTATACATTTAATAAAGACGGTTACCGTTCAGACGAATTTAAAAAAATTGACTGGGCAAACTCTGTAGTAGTGTTTGGATGCTCTAATGTATTTGGTGTAGGGATTGACGATGCAGATACTACGCCTGCTCAACTATCTAGACTTATTAACAAACCAGTCATTAACATGGGTGTTGGTGGATCCTCAATGATGTTTAATTTTCATAATTCATCTATTCTTAGAAGTAATTATCCTACACCACTAGCAGTGGTGCAGTTGTGGCCAGACTACAGTAGAATAGCGTACTATGAGAAAAGAAATATAATATCACATGGCAATTGGAATCAAGACGAAGAGGATAATTATTGGCACTACTGGATTAAAGATGATTCTCACAGCAAGGTACATGCATTGTTTGCTAGCAAGATAAGTAAAACCCTGTGGGAAGATACTGCTTATTGTGAATTTAGTTTTTTTACTGAAACAGCTAAATTGCTAGATTGTGGTTATCTAGAGAATGTTGATGAAGCTCGAGACATAATGCACCACGGCCCAAAGACACATGCAATAACAGCTCAACGAATTGCAAATATGATAAATTTATAATGTTACTAGATACAGAACACTTACACTATTGGATGCAGGCTATTAGACAAAGTCCAGATCCTATGCGGACCATGGATGCCTTTTGGTCAGGTCAACTTAAAAGTAAAGAATGGTTGATAGTTAATCTTAGAGCACATGTAAAAAAGTTTGTTAGTATTGACATTCACGGCGGATGGGTTGGTGTACTAGCCAGTATGCTATTTCAAAGTGATGTTCCAATTATCAACATCCGTAGCATTGATATTGATCCTGCCTGCGAGCCTATTGCTGTTAACATGAACAAGATCGAAGAAATAGTAGGCAAATTTCGAGCAGTTACAGCAGATATGTGCGCTATTCGCAGTGATGCAGATGTAGTTATTAACACTAGTTGTGAACATATAACTCAAGACCAATATGACATATGGTTAAGTGGCATGTCACATAACAGTCTTTTAGTACTACAAAGCAATAATTACAATATAGAAGAGCATGTTAGGATCTCTAACAGTTTGGAAGAATTTAAACAACAATGCGGCATCAATGTAATTTGGGCCGGAGAGTTGGAACTACCTTTGTATACTAGGTACATGTTAATAGGTTCACCTAATGTATAACTTAGCAGATATTAAAACAGTACACTTAGAAGTAACTAGTCGCTGTCAGGCAAGTTGTCCTATGTGTGCTCGCAATATACAAGGTGGTATTGACAATCCGTTTATGACAGTTACAGAAATTACTATTGAACAATTTAAAACCTGGTTCTCAGCAGGGTTTATCCAACAGTTAGATAGATTGTTTATGTGCGGTAACTTAGGTGATCCAATAGTTGCTAAAGATACTTTAAAAATATTTGAATACCTGCGTGAGATCAATCCTACAATCAGCCTAAGTATGAATACAAACGGTTCTGCAAAAAGCCAATCATTTTGGAAAAGTATTGCTGGGTTAGGGGTACATGTTCGATTTGGGATTGATGGATTAGAAGATACCCATAGCTTATATCGTATAGGCACACACTTTGACAAAATTATAGATAACGCTTGTAATTTTATACAAGCCGGCGGTAACGCTACATGGGACATGTTAATATTTGAACATAACAAACATCAAGTCAACGACTGTAAACAACTAAGTGTAGAACTTGGCTTTAAACAGTTTGTATCAAAAAATACTGCTAGATTTCGAGATGAACAATTAAATGTTTTAAACAAAGAAGGACAGACTATACATATACTATATCCTACAGATAGAAGTAAACAGATACTTGTTAACAAAGAAGTTAAAACTATAAGTTGTAAAGTACAAAAAGAAAAAAGCCTATATGTTAGTGCAACTGGCATAGTAAGTCCATGTTGTTGGTTAGACAATGAATGGCAATCTCCTAACAATCCTAACCGCATAGACTACATGGATAAGATAGGAACTAGATTAGACCTACATAAACACACATTAGCAGAATTGTTCAAACAGAATATGTTTACTAAAATTGAAAATACTTGGGCATGTGATCCACTAAAAGAATGTGCAAAACAATGCGGCGAAGTAGATAGATTTCACGAACAATTTAATTGAGAGAAATATGGAAAACAAGATTAAACAGTGGCAAGATAAAATTGAAGTAGTGTCGGGAAGCAAGACGTTCTGCGTACTACCATGGATACACTTTGCTACCCGCCCAAATGGCGACATGCGTCTGTGCTGTAGTGCAAATGCCAGTGGTGCAAAAGACGGTGTATATGATGCCGGACTAGTTAAAAATGAAAAGGGTGTACCTGCTAACTTTGGACTTGAAACTCCTATGAGTGCTTGGAACAACGAGTACATGAAAGATGTACGCTTGACCATGCTGGAAGGAAAGATACCTGCTAGTTGTAGTAAGTGTATTGCTGAAGAATCTCGAGGTGTTGCCAGCAAGCGTATTTGGGAAACAGGTTCTTGGATGGAAGATGGAATTGACATTGAAGAGCTTATCAAGCAAACTGAGGAAGACGGTACAGTACCTGAGAAACTGGTTTACTTGGATTTGCGCTTAGGGCACACCTGTAATCTTAAATGTGTTATGTGTAGTCCGCACGACAGTAGTCAGTGGGTAGGCGACCATAAAAAGATATATCCTCTATTTGAACACAAGTTACTTAAAGATCAGTTAGTGTGGAATCGAAAAGAGTTCAACAACAAGTGGCATGAAAATCCAGACTTCTGGAAAGAGATGTACGCACAGATTCCTAACCTAAAGCAAGTTTATTTTGCTGGTGGTGAACCTTTGATGATTCGTGAGCATAAATGGTTCCTGGAGGAAATTATTAGACAGGGATACGCAGACAAGATCCTTGTACGGTACAATACAAATGGACTACTAGTAGATGACGAAATTATCGAACTATGGAAAAAATTTAAAAAGGTCAAAGTGGGTTTTAGCATTGACGCTGTCAGTGACCGTAATTACTATATACGCTATCCTAGTGATTGGGCTACTATCGAACGTAATCTTCACAAGCTAGATAACACACCTGACAACATACAAGTTAGTATTGCTACTGCAATACAGCTATTAAACATCAAACACCTAGCAGATTTTGCCAAGTGGAAGATTACACAGAACTTTAAAAAAGTAAATCTTGAAAATACAGTAGGCGGCATACAAGCAGGTGGTGGAATTATTAATATGCATCTGTTGTATATACCCACATACCTAAGCATTAAGTTATTGCCTGAAGCAGACAAAGAAGAAGTTCGTAAGAGTTTTACAGACCTTGCTAACTGGTTACATGCAAACTACAGGCAAGACGAAGATTTTTGGAAACAAAATCCTTACGGTTGGAAGCGTTGGCAAGCAGTACTAAACTTTATGGACTCTGAAGATCACAGTGAGCAGTTGCCTGCATTTAAAGAATACATTGAAAAATTAGAAGCGATACGTGGAACAGATTTTAAATCTACATTTCCGGAACTAGCGCATTTAATATGATAACCCAAGTTATTAATTCTAGAACTCCTGAAACATTGTACATACAGTACATGATAGGAAATTTGTGTAATTATAAATGTACCTATTGTTTTCCAGGAAGCAACGAAGGCGACTTTCCTTGGCCAGATGTTAACCTTGTGATTAAGAATTTAGATCATTTAATAAATGCATACAAACAACAAGGCAAAACTAAGTTTGAATTTTATATATTAGGTGGAGAACCTACTATATGGAAAGATTTGCCTATACTATGCAAACATCTAAAAGAACATCATAATACTGTTATTCGTATTTCTACAAACGGCAGTAGATCTGTTAATTGGTGGACTCGTAACATAGAATATTTTGATAGCATAGAGATATCAGTACATCACGAGTTTTGTAAAGTTGATCATATTAAAGCAGTAGGGGATTTGATTTACGATAGAAATACTAAAGTGGTTGGCAATGTTTTAATGGACCCGTCAAACTTTAAAGGTTGCCAATCTATAGTAGACAAATTAAATACTAGCAACAACGCATGGCCAGTTATTTCTAAAGTTGTTCATTTTAATGGTGAAGTAAGATATACGGACGCAGAAAAAGAATATTTCTTAGAACCAATTAAACGTTGGCCTAATATGGATTGGTGGAATAGGTTACCTAATCATGAGCATAACGAAGTATGGGTAATAGAAGATAACGAAAAAAAACTTGTTGAAGAAAACTGGTTTGCGTTAAATGATAAAAACAGATTTAAAGGTTGGAGTTGTAATCTAGGAGTTGACTATTTTGAAATATTTCAAGATGGTACTATTAGAGGAACTTGCCAACAGCCCGTTTATAATACTTTAATGAAGTATAGTATATATGATACTGAGTTTGTCAAAAAGTTTACGCCAGTAATTGCACCAGTAAAGTGCGGCAAAGAATTATGCGTATGTGCAGGTGAAACAACTATAGACAAACGGATTATACCTATTCAACTAGTTTAAGTATTGTAGTCTCTTTCCACAACTGTTTAAAGTCATCTAATCCTTTTGCTTTGGGTACACACATTCCGCAGCCGCATCTTTGATTAGGGCATACAATAGGACTTACTGGTTTAGATAACATGTCGTGTACTTGATTAAGTATTGCAGACGAATCGCGTAGATTTCCGATTGGGCCGCGACCAGTATGAGTTGCTTGGCAAGTTTGATGATGAAACACATCTCCTGATTTTTG